AAAGAATATAAAAATTTAAAAAATTTAAAATTATCTCCCTTAAAAGAAAAGTATATTTTTAGTTTCAATTTTATAAGAGGAGCATTTTTTGAAATTAAAGGTAGAAGAGAAGGAGAATTTGATGTTAAATTTTTAGATGGTGATAAAGTTATATACCAAACAACTTTAAAAAATAATATGTGGACAAAATGTTCTAGAGCATATTATACTAAATGGAATATTGTAGTAACTGATAAAAGTACTAATGAAATTATTTTTAACCACAAATACAGTGCTGAAAATAAAAGAGTTTATATACATCTAGATTCAAAAGCTATTGGAGATACATTAGCATGGTTTCCTCATGTAGATGAATTTAGAAAAAAACATAATTGTAAAGTAATAGTATCAACATTCCATAATGAATGGTTTGAATCCCAATACCCAGAGTTAGAGTTTGTTAAACCTGGAAGTAGTGTAGAAAATGTTTATGCACAATATTCAATAGGTTGGTTTTATGATGAAAATAAAAAAATAAACTATAGTAATAACCCAATTGATTTTAGAACTATACCTTTAGGAAAAACATCATCTGATATTTTAGGATTAGATTATAAAGAAATTAGACCTAAATTATCTTTTAAAAAGAAAAAACCATCTATTGAAGGAAGATATGTTTGTATAGCACCTCATGCATCGGCTCATGCAAAATATTGGAACTACCCAGGTGGATGGCAAAAAATAATAGATTACTTTAATGAAAAAGGAATTAAAGTATTATTAATAACAAGAGAACCTTTAGGTGATGCTTGGCATGATTCAAAACTTGGAGGTACTTTAACAGGAGTTATTGATAAAACAGGAGAATATTCTATAGAAGATAGATCAAATGATTTAATACACTCAGAAGGATTTATTGGATTAGGAAGTGGATTAAGTTGGCTATCATGGTCGCTTAATACTCCAACAATATTAATATCAGGATTTAGTGAACCTTATAGTGAATTTGAAGACTGTGAAAGAATATTTACCCCTAATAATGGCACTTGTAAAGGATGTTTTAATAAACATAGATTAGATCCAGGTGACTGGGAATGGTGTCCTGAACATAAAAATACAGAAAGAATGTTTGAATGTACTAAAGAAATAACACCATTAGAAGTAAAAAAAAGTATTAATAAAATAATTAATTTTTAATAAATCCCCTAATATTTATACCATGACAGAAAAAATGAAATTAACAGAAGAAGAAATAAAATCTTTAAAAGAGCTAAAAGTAGAATTTCAAGAACTAACTAATATTGTAGGACAATTAGAAGTTCAAATAATGGATTACGAACTCAAGAAAGAACAGATGAAAATTAGTTTGAATAAGTTACAACAAAGAGAATTTACTTTAGCAAATGATTTAAACAAAAAGTATGGGGAAGGAAGTATTTCCTTAGAAACAGGAGAGTTTTTACCCAACAAATAGAATTTTGAAAAAAAGTAATATATTTATCATAAAAATAACATAAAATGGCAGAAACATTAATTTCCCCTGGAGTATTAGCAAGAGAAAATGATCAATCCCAAATAACATCGCAGCCTGTACAAGCAGGAGCAGCGATTATTGGACCAACAGTATTAGGACCGGTAAATGTACCAACATTAGTAACTAGTTATAGTGAATATTTGGCAACATTTGGTAGTTCTTTCTTGAGTGGTTCAGATTCATATTCTTTCTTTACTTCAATCTCAGCAAATAACTATTTCGCTAATGGTGGAACTTCATTATTAGTAACAAGAGTAGTAAGTGGTTCATTTACAAATGCAACCTCATCAAACATATATAATAATTTAGAAACTGGAAACTTAAATATAATTAACTTAACAGGATCTATTAATACTGGCTTTAGTGATTTAGTAAATGCTTCATATACTGTAACTCCAGCATGTTCAAATGGTAGTGCTACAGTTCCAGCAATGGATGTTGTTGTTTCAAACACTTCTTCAGTAGCATCTATTATACCACAAGCTTCTGGTAGTGATTTTGCAATAGGTGATGTTTTAACATTTACTTCACAATCACTTGGGGGAGGTGGTTCATTAAGTGGATTATCAAACGCAACAGCAATTGGATCTGGTTCAGCTACAGGAGTTTATAATAATGTTTCGGCTTCAGGTGGTACTCCAGCTTCAGTAAATGGAACAGCTTATGCTAATATTACAACTACTAATAATGGTAATATATCAGCTTCAGCACAACAAACAACAATTGGTGGTACTTCAACAGGATATAACAGTTCAGCAGCAGGTGATTCATCTGCATTAGCAGCTACTTCAACAACAGGTACAGGTACAGGTGTTACATGGATATTAACTTGTGATGCCTCAGGTGTAGTTGTTGCTTGTACAGCTTCTTCTTTAGCAGCAGGTAATGGTCAATATGCAGTTGGTGATGTATTAACATTCTCAGCAGCAGATATGAATTCAGCATTTGCAGGAGCAGCAGGAACAGGTGATGCAACAGTAGCAATAACATCAGATATGTTACAATCTTATGTAAGTGGTATAGCAGTTTCAGTACCAGGTGCAGGATATGCAGTAGGTGAAGTATTAACATTCGCCGCAAATGGAATTGGATTAGATACCCCTCAAGCATATACATTAGTAGCAGGTGATTTTGCAGTAGGAACAGATGTAACTGTTACTTTAAATGCAGGACAAATAAATAATGAAGTAGCATTTGTGCTAGAATCATTAGGTGAAGGAAAAGTATTAAATAGTGATAGTCCTGAATCAGCTAAAGGAGCTTTAGCAAGTGGTTCAGCAAATAACTTTAGATGGGAAATCCAAGCACCAGACACAGCTCAAGGTGTATTCTCATTAATAATAAGACAAGGTAATGATAATCAGAAGAATAAATCAGTATTAGAAACTTTCCCTAATGTTTCTTTAGATCCAAAACAATCAAATTATATAGGTAGAGTTGTTGGAGATATGAAGAAAACATTAATGGGTGCTGGTACTGCAGAACCATACATTCAAGATGTTGGAAATTATAGAAATTCTTCAAGATATGTAAGAGTAAAAGAAGTAAAATATAAAACACCAAATTATTTTGATAATGATGGTGTAGCTAAATCTGAATTTACGTCTTCAATTCCAGTTGCAATGAGTGGAACATTTGGAGATGCAGAAGGAGATATAGTTAAAGCAGGTGATTTATATTACAATGATATGTCAGGAGCTGGTGCTCAAAACCAATTTAACCAAGGTTTATCAGGATCTGATTATAATGATTCAATAAACTTATTAGCAAATAAAGATGATTATAATTATAATGTAATATCAGTTCCAGGATTAATACATGGATATGGAACTAATGCTACTCCAATTAATTCATTAATATCTAATTGTTCTTCAAGAGGAGATTGTATTGCTATTATTGATATGCAAGGTTATGGTTCATCAGTAACACTAACTACAGCACAAGCAGCAGGAATAGATAATTCATATGCAGCAACATATTGGCCTTGGGTTCAGATTACAGAACCAGATACAGGACATTTAGTTTGGATACCAGGTTCTACGTTAATTCCAGGTGTATACGCGTATAATGACAAGGCAGCTGAAGCTTGGTTCGCACCTGCCGGAATTAATAGAGGTGGTTTAGGTACAGTATTACAAGCAGAAAGAAAATTAACTCAATCACAAAGAGATTCACTTTATACAGGTAAGGTTAATCCAATTGCAACATTCCCAGGAAAAGGAGTTGTAGTATTTGGTCAGAAAACATTACAAACAAAAGCAAGTGCTTTAGATAGAGTAAATGTAAGAAGATTGTTAATTGAACTTAAATCTTATATATCACAAATATCTGATAATCTAGTATTTGAGCAAAATACAGCAGCAACAAGAAATCAATTCTTAAGCCAAGTAAATCCATATTTAGAATCAGTACAACAAAGACAAGGTTTATACGCGTTTAAAGTTGTAATGGATTCTTCAAACAATGGTCCAGAAGTAATTGATAGAAACCAATTAGTAGGTGCAATTTATTTACAACCAACTAAAACAGCTGAATTTATTTACTTAGATTTCAATATTTTACCAACAGGAGCAACATTTCCTGCATAAAAATTAAAAATAGTAATATTTATAAACGAATATAAAAATAAAAACAACATAAAATGGCAGTATTAGACCCAAATGAAATATTTTTCACCGCTTTTGAACCAAAAGTA